CTTCCATCTTGATTAGTAGGAGGGACTACCGAATCAATCGGTAGTTTCCTTTCATCCTTATTCCTCTTTATTTCAAAGCCGAACAGCTGCATTATAAATTATATCCTTTTTATTATATATTATACTGGGAACGATCCAACTGGGGTGTTAATAGTAGCACTAACACCGAAGTTCGCACCAGCACCTTCATTAGAAGTAAAGAAGTTGTAGATAAATTCTACGTCAAACTGTTCGATAGCGTTTTGCTGTTCGTAGTCTAACGTGATCGCACCAATGTTAGTTGGGAATGCGTCAGTGAATTTATATGACTTGATAGTCGCTCCGTTACGGTCTAATTGGATAACAGATAAGTCAACCTGATAGTCAGTAGGGTTAGTACGACCATTAGTAGTATTGTATTGTTGAATACCAGACTGCCACTGCTCCAGTGCGTTACGAACGTTGAAGGTTGTATCGTTGTAAATCGAAACAGTCCATGGTTGGAACGAACGCTCACCAGCGAAGTTCACTGGACGACCACGGTACGGGATCGAGATAGTTTCAATAGTTGATGCAGGTAAAGACGCAGCACGACATAAGAACTGTGCTCTTTGACCAGCAATTACACCCAATGTAACGAATGATGGGAACGTTAACTCAACACGGAATTGGTTAGGACGTGCACCGCCACCGATCATTTGGGCTTTAAAGTCAGCAATATTTGCCATTTAAATCTCCTTGTTATTACTTCTATTTATTCGTTATAGAGAGGAGCTTTTACACTCCTCTCAAGAAAGTCATTAACCACCGATTTCAGAGAAAGCGATAGAAGAACGAGCAGCAACGAAGTTCAAAGTAATGAAGTTAATTGAACGGGTAGGTTTCACGAAGATGTCCGCAACGAACTCGTTACGATCGATAACCTCGCCAGTGTTGTTAGATTCATCACACTTAACTAGGAAGTCAGTGATACCACGACGACCTTGTACGTCACGAAGGAATGGTTCGATCAAGTTCTTGAACTGACCACGTGTAAATGCATCGTTGAATTCAAACAACTGATACTTAGCAGCAGTCGCAATCGATTTCTCAAGTACGATAAACAAGCGACGAACGTTGATACGGTCAAATGCGCTTGGCTTAGCAAGTAACGTTTTATCACCGAACAATACAGTACCTTGACCTGGGAAGGTAACAACTGGGTTAACAGAGTTACGGTACAATGTATCACGGTTAGTTTGATTTGGATTCATTGACAAGCGAACTACGTTCTTAATTTGACCACGGTTTAGACCACCAGGAGACCACCAAGGATCGTTAGTATAGTCTGTACGAGCACAAAGACCTGCAATGTCACCGTTCAGTGGAACCCAACGATATACGTCGTTGTAGCGATCGTACTGATACTTGTAACCAGAATCCATTACTGAATAAGAGTTAGAAGTCAACGCATCGCGATAAGCAACAATTTTTTGAGTTTCAGTTGAGCTATCACCGATAATTACTTCGCCTGTATCACTGTCTTGCGGAGAAATAAATGTAACAGCATCTAGACGCTTAAGAGCAACGTTATCAATGATGTAATTTGCAACGTTGGTATTTGCTGCACCTGCCATAATCAGGTTAACATCATACTGTTCAGCGTTAGCGAACAATGCATACGCTTCCATACGTTGAGCATCAGAATAAACTGCGTCATCAACACCACCTGATAGTGACTGGGTTAGAGGAGCTGACATTGATACGAAAGTTGTACCAGCCATTACGTCACCCCAGTTACTGTTTTCAACACCACCAACAACTTGGTCAGTGTGATCCATCCACCACAACCACTCAGAACGACCGTTAATTACGTCGCGATAATAGTTGTTAGTACCGTCTGTTTTCTTGTTGTCAGATGCTTTAGATACGAATGCATATTTTTCAAGTACTGAATTTTCAACGCCAGAGATATAACCTTTCTGGTCGATGATAATAATATGCATTTCATCGTTTGAACCACCGATAACTGCAGCACCTTCAGAAGTACCAGGAGGAGCGTCAAACTCGTCTTCGTATTGCCAACCAGAATAAGTTGCAGCATCAGCCATTGATACCTTAAGAGTGTTACCTAGTTTACCAGGATATTTTGCAGCCCACTCACCGATTACACCACCACCATTAATAAACTGCGCAGAGTAATACTGTGCGTTATAGATTGCAACACCTTGCTTAAGAAGAGTTGCTTCAGCAAACGCAGCTGCACCGCCAGAACCAAAGTTAGGTGGATTGTCAATCATAATAGTAGGTTGACCGATATAACCAGTACCTGCTTCAACAATATTTAAAGAAGCAATACCAGATGGGCCAATTGTTATATCACCGATAACTGCAGAAGTCGTAAAACCGCCACCAGTAATTGTTACTGTAGGGGTAGCTTTATAACCAGAACCAGGATTGGTAATAGTAATAGAATCAACAGTAGATGTACCGATTTCAACAGTAATATCAGCACCAGTACCTGTTGCATCTGTAATAACCATTGTTGGTGCAGTAATCCAACCACTACCAGGATCGGTAAATGTTACACCATCAATTACACCTGCAGTAACAGTAAGAACTACCTGTGGTTCAGTATAAGATGCAGAAGTGGTACCGCCAGTCCATGTTACAACTGGAGAAGCAGAATAACCAGAACCGCCAGAAACGATAGTAAAGTTAGTTACACCTGAGCCAGAAATAACAGCATCAGCAGTAGCACCAGAACCAGTATCGCCAGCAGCAGGTACAATTGCAACGACTGGTGCAGAAGTATAGCCTGCGCCGATATCAGAAAGAGTAATACCAGTGATTTCACCACCAGTTAAAACAGCTTCAACTTGAGCTTCAACACCACCTTCTTCTTGAACAGATTCGTTAACAACCACTTCAAAAGTAGCACCAGAGCCAGTTTCAGATTCTACAAAAGCACTGATATCATTAGACCAGTTATAACCGCCACGAGTAACTGTACAATCAGTAACAACGCCATCAACGATTGTTAAACTAGCAACGAGACCTTGTCCTGTATCATTGTTATCTTCAACAGTGATAGAATTACCACCTTCGTAACCTGCGCCACCATTAGTTACATTAATTGCGGTAATAATACCTTTAGAATAAACATTAACGTTTGGTGGAACGTCTGTAGACACAAATCCTGTGCCTGGGGTAATTACGGTTGTATCTGAGAAACCACCAGAAGGCTGAACAACAGCATTCTTCATATTAGTAGTTTTTTGACGTACTGTTAAAATATTATTTGAGTACGAGAGGAAGTTAGCAGCTGTAAAGAAAGACTGAAAGTTTACATTGTTTGGTGCACCAAAACGACGAACTAGTTCGTCTTCTGATGTAATTGTAATTGGCTCCAACACAGGACCCCAGTCGAACTGTCCAGCGAAAGCACCGATTGACGTTGCTACTGCAGGTACGATTGAGGTAAAGTCTTTTTCGACGACCGCAACACCTGGAGATAATTGAAACGGCATTGTTGTTCTCCTTAATTG